TTTCTCGACTTGCTGGCCAAGCCTAATCCCGGCCAAAGCGGCGACGAATATGTCATAGCGACCATCAGTTATCTGATGATAGCAGGCAACCGCTATGATGAGCGGATCATGGTCGGCAGTCAGCCGCGCGAACTTTATACGTTGCGGCCGGATCGCATGAAGGTGATTCCCGGCAATGACGGCTACCCGCTGGCCTATGTCTACGCCATCGGCGGGCAGACCCGGCGCTGGGATGTGGACCCCGGCACGATGGAGGCCGACGTTCGGCACGACAAGTTATTCAACCCGCTTGATGATTGGTATGGCATGAGCCCTATCGAGGCGGGCGCATACAGCATTGACACGCACAACGATAACCTGGCCATGGGTAAGGCGTTGCTGCAAAACGGCGCCAGACCGGGCGGCGCGCTCCAGACCGAGGACGATTTGACCGCCGAGCAATTCAACCGGCTCAAAGCGCAGGTTGAGACGCAATTCTCAGGCGCAGCCAATGCCGGCCGGCCGATGCTGCTGGAAAGCGGCATGAAGTGGCAACCGATGGCTTTTAGCCCGTCCGACATGGACGCTCTGGAAAGCCGCTATGCCAGCGCCCGCGATATCTGCTTGGCGTTCGGCGTGCCGCCGCTGTTGATGGGCGTGAAGGGCGATAACACCTTTGCCAACTATGCCGAGGCGCGGCTGGCCTTCTGGGAGGACACGGTCATCCCGCTGGTGGATCGCCTCGCGAATGATTGGTCAATGTGGCTCGGGCCGTATTTTGGTGACCAAATCATCAAGGCCGACCTCGATCAGATCCCTGCCATTGCCGACAAGCGCAAAACGCTTTGGGATATGGCCGACAAGGCCACCGACCTGACCATCAACGAGCGGCGCGAACTCAAGGGCTATAAGCCGCTGCCGGAAGGCGACGTGTTGCTGGTTAGTGCCGGCCAGATTGGCCTTGCGGATGCGCTTTCAATGGACGACGGCTTGCCGGCCGACATGACCGCAGATGACATAAAGGCGATGGCCTATGGCGAGCCGCGGGAAGTGAAGGGCGAATGAGAACGCTTCTTGGTTTAGACCGTCAAAAGATCGTTTTTCAGCAGCGGCGCTTGCAGCAGAGTATCACCATTCAATACCAGCGGCCGTTCGCGGTGGAGATTCACCGGGCCACCATGGAAATGGTCAATGGGTTGCGCTCGACCGGCTCGGTGCCGTATCTGCCCGCCGATCACGAGGCGCGGGTTGCGGCAATCTTTGCCGACCTGGCTAGCACGACCGTTACCGCGTTCGGTGAGCGTATCTTGAACGATGGCAAAGCGCGCGGGCTGCACCAGTTGGAACGCAAAGGCTTTGCCGAATTGTTCCAGCGGCTGGCGCTGGGATATATCCGCGCCGAGGCGATCCGAAAGAAAATCACGGACATTGCCGAGACGACGCGGCAACGGATCATCACGCGCCTGACGCGCGGCCAGGAAGACGGGCAGTCGCTTGATGAAATCGCTCAGGCGCTGGAGGCTACCAGCCCGCGTATATCGCGAGTGCGTGGCGCGCTCATTGCCAGAACCGAGACGCACGGCGCAGCGAACCACGGCACGCATGAGGCCGCGAAGGCCACCGGCCTGACGCTGCAAAAGGAATGGGTGAGCGTTGCCGACACCCGCGTTCGTGACTTCAACGAACCAATTGCCGAGTTCGATCATCGCCGCATGGACGGCGTGACGGTCGCCATAGATGCGTTCTTTAACGTGCCGCAGATCAACGGTGGCAGCAACGCCATTATGTTTCCCGGCGATCCAAACGGCCATCCTGGCAACATCATCAATTGCCGCTGTCAGGCGGTGCATGTCATCCCTGGCATAGAATAGGGGTAAGTAAGTGCAATACAAAAACGCGGCCTTCGACTTGAAGGAACTCAACCAGACCGGCGGCTTTGAGGGCTATGCCAGCGTCTTTCACAACGTCGATGGCGGCATGGACGTGATGCGTCCAGGCGCATTTACAAAGACGCTCAAGGGCGAGCGGCGCGTTAAGATGCTATGGCAGCATGATCCGCACCAAGTTATCGGCGTCTGGGATGAGATGGCCGAGGATGAGCGGGGCCTTTACGTGAAGGGCCGGCTGCTGCTGGACGTGCAGAAAGGCATGGAGGCTTATGCGCTGCTCAAAAACGGCGCGCTCGACGGCATGAGCATTGGCTATCGTACCATTGCTGCCAGCGACGAAGCGGATGGCCGCGTGCGGGCGCTGGAAGAGGTGGAGTTATTTGAAATCAGTTTGGTCACGTTCCCCATGAATGAGCGGGCAACGGTGACGGGCGTTAAGTCCATCAAGACCATCAGAGAATTTGAGAAAGCCTTGCGGGACGCGGGCTTTTCTCAGCGCGAAGCTAAGGCGGTTGCTGCCGAGGGCTTCAAAGGCTTTGCGGCGCATCGGGACGATGTAGCGGTGGATGAGCCAGACGCGGAGGCGCTGAAAGGCGTTTTTGCATCACTCAATCGGCTACAGGAGAATTTACGAAATGCCGGACATTGAACTGAAAAACGTTGTAAAGGCGGTTGATGATATCAACACTGCCTTTGAGGCGATGAAGGCTGCGAACGAAGAGCGGTTGGCGGAGATCGAAAAGAAGGGCGAGAGCGATCCGCTCTTGGCCGACAAGATCAGCCGCATGGAGGCCGACCTGGCCAAGGCGAGCGAGATTGCCGACGCAGCGGCGCTGGCCGTTAAGCGTCAGTCCCGCGTTGTGACCGACGCCAAAGGCGAGGCGATCAACCTCGACCAAAAGGCGCTTGACTGGGCGCGCATGAACGCCAAGCGTCACGGCTCGGACATCCGCGAATATACCGCGGCCGATCTGGATCAGTACAAGGCCGCGTTCGACCGCTACTTGCGCAAGGATGACCGCGTGCTTTCGGCTGATGAAGCCAAGGCGCTCTCGGTCGGCAGCGATCCAGACGGCGGCTATTTGGTGCATCCCGATATGTCGGGCCGCATCACCGCACGCATCTACGAAACCAGCCCGGTTCGCGCCTATGCGAGCGTGCAGGTGATCTCGACCGATGCCCTGGAAGGCGTCATTGACAACGACGAGATCTCCAGCGGCTGGGTCAATGAAACTGAGGCGCGTGCGGTAACGGACACGCCGGAAGTTGGCACTTGGCGCATCCCGGTGCATGAGATGTATGCCAAGCCGCAAGCCACGCAGAAGCTGCTGGACGATGCGTCCATCAACATCGAGCAGTGGTTGTCGGGCAAGGTGGCCGATCACTTCTCTCGCAAGGAAAATACGGCATTCGTGACCGGCTCCGGGGTTGGTCAGCCGCGTGGGTTTATGACCTATGACGACTGGACGACTGCCGGCACCTTCGAGCATGGCAAAATTGAGCAGTTCGACACGGGCGTTTCGGGTGACTTTGCAGCCGCTCCGAATGGCCTGGATACGCTAATCACGGCGCTTTACGCGCTCAAGATGCAGTACCGCCAGAACGCCACTTGGTTCATGAACCGCTCGACGCTTGGCGCTGCGCGCCTGGAGAAGGACAGCAACGGTGCTTACGTCTGGGCGCCCGGTGCTGTTGGTCAGCCGTCAACCTTCTTTGGTTATCCGGTGGCCGATTTCGAGGACATGGCCGACATTGCCGCCTCCTCGTTGTCTATTGCCGTTGGTGATCTGCGCGCGGCCTATCAGATCGTTGATCGTGTAGGTATCCGCACGCTGCGCGATCCGTACTCGAACAAGCCTTATGTCCAGTTCTACACGACCAAGCGTGTTGGCGGTGACGTGGTGAACTTCGAAGCGCTCAAGATCATCAAGTTTATCAACTAATAGCCTGACGGCAGAAAGGACAACGAACATGGCATATCGTGATATGCACAACAATGTCGATATCATCCGGGTAATCCCCCCGGTTGCTGTCGGCACAACCGGCACCGGCCAGACCGGCAGCGTTATCGACACGCGAGGCTATGACAGCGTCGAGTTCGACATTGCCTATGGCGCCATCACGGCAACCGGCGCGGTGTTTTCTGTGACGGTTCTGGAAGGCGATGCCACTGGCTCGCTGACCAGCGTTGCGGACGCGGATCTGCTTGGGACAGAGGCGGCGGCTGGCCTTGCCGCCGCTGCTCGCGTCGATAACTCGACCGAGAACGTCACCAAGCGCATCGGCTACCGCGGCGGAAGCCGCTATGTGCGGGTGGACGTATCGTCCACTGCGACCGCTGGCACCCCGGTTGCGGTAAACGCGATCTTGGGCCGTCCGCATCGCGCGGCAGTCGCCACCTAAGCGGTGGGAGAGGTGGGGGGACTTCAAGTCCCCCCACCCTTTCCGCTGGGGAGACATAGCAACGAGCCGGTGTTGCCGGCTGGTTAGTGTGCCCCTCCGATCAATAGGTGAATTGATGCCCCTCAACGATGGCGAACGCCAAGTTTCTCCGACCCTGGACGGTATCCGCCAGGACCACGTTGCCCGCTACCAGTGGGCCGATCAGCATATAGGCCAGCAGGCGCGGGTGATCGACCTGGGCTGCGGGATCGGGTACGGTAGCAACCTGCTTGCCCGCAATGCCCGCCGCGTGCTTGGCGTTGATCGTGACCCTGAAACGGTCGCCTATGCCAAGCAGCACTATGGCGGCGCGGAATACGTCGCCGCTGACGTAATAAACTCCAGCTATGACGGCGATTTTGACGTTGCTGTTGCATTCGAGATGATCGAGCATCTGGCCGATCCACTGCCGGTGCTTAAGGCCATCCCGGCCAAGACGTTGCTTTGCAGCGTGCCAAACGAGACGCACTTTCCGTTCAAGAACTATCGTTTCCACCATCGGCACTACACCGAGCAGGAGTTCCGCGATCTGCTGACTGAAGCTGGCTGGCAGGTGCTGGAAATGAAGCATCAAGTTGGGCCGGAAAGCCCGGTAAGTAATGAGCCGGGTCGCACGTTGGTTGCCCGATGCGAACGGGCCGCGTCTGGACCGGGGGCAGCGTTGGAGGGCAAGCATCTCGCTATTTGCGCGCTGGGGCCAAGCCTGAACACGTTTGTTGATATCACTAAAGTTCTGGGTGGCGCAGTTGGCTATTGCGATGAGGTGTGGGCGATCAACGCCGCTGCTGGTTCGGTGGTTTCTGATCGCATGGTGCATATGGACGACCTGCGGGTGCAGGAAGCCAGGGCCGCAGCCAGGCCGCAAAGCAACATCGCGCACATGCTGCGCTTTATGCAGACGTATCCTGGGCCGATCATCACCAGCCATGTTGATGATGACTTGTTGACCCGTTACCCAACGCTGACAACGTTTCCGTTGCAAGACGTAGTGAATGACCTGAACCTGCCCTACTTCAACAATACGGCGGCGCACGCGGTCGCGCTGGCGATTCACTACAAGGTAAAGCGCATTAGCCTTTTCGGCGCCGATTATTCCTATGAGCATTCGCACTATGCCGAGCGCGGGCGCGGGTGCGTGGAATACTGGCTCGGCGCTGCCAGCCAGCGGGGCATCAAAGTCACGTTGCCAAGCAGTACGGCAATGATGGATGCCCTAGAGCCGTTGCAGAATAAAATCTACGGCTATGACGGCTACGACTTGAGCCTGGAAGAGGACGGCAAGACGATCCGCATGGAGCCGCGGGCAGAACTGCCCAGCGTCGAGGAAATCGAGCGGCGCTACGATCACACGCGACCGACCAACGAACTGGTGCGGCGGGAGACTGGCAAATGAGGGCCGAGGTGATAGCGCCTAACGGCTTCCGCTGCGCGCCAAAAGGCCATACGATTGTGACGTTCAAGCTAGGCGCAATCATCGAGGGCAATGCGGCAATCTGGGCAGTTGATGCCGGCGCAGCCGTTTGGTTGCCAGCAGAGAATGACCGAGAAATCAAAGTGGTGACAGCGCCAGAGCGCAAGCGGCGAGGTCGGAGGGCAAAGCGTGAGCAATAAGGCAGGCATCCCGCGCCCCAAAGTGCAGGGCTTCGCCTTGGTGCGTGACAAATATGGGACGATTAAGGCCGACGGTGATCCTAACCGTTGGCCGGATGAAGTGAAAGCCAGCCTGACCGACGAGGAAAGGCAATATCTAGGAGTGAAAAGCGATGGCTGATTTACGGCAGAGCCTGGCAGAACTGGAAACAGTTGAAACCAAGTTGACCAAAGCGCAAGCGCAAGTCGCGCGCCTATCTCGGCGCAAGGGCGAAATTATGCAAGAGATCGCGGCCGAGAAGGCCGCGCTGGCTGACGCCTCCGCAAAGGCCGATGCAATCCTGGCGAAAGGGTAAGGACTATGGCGATTCTTGAAACTCCAACTCGCAATGCCGCCGCTGATGCAGTGGTTGATCTGGTCGATGCCGGCGCGACGGCAGGCAACGGAACGCTAGTGTTCCAGACCGCGACCGATGCGGCGGTGGCAACGCTAACATTCTCGGCCACGGCGTTCGGCGCGGCCACGGGCGGCGTTGCCACCGCGGCCAGCATCACCAGCGATACAAACGCGACTGGTGGCACTGCTGCCCAAGCATCTATTTTCGACAGCGACTCGACGAAAATTCTTGAGGCGACTGTCGGGACGACCGGCGCAGAAATCAATCTCAGCAGCACGACCATCGGCGCGGGCGACACGGTCAGCGTGTCGTCGCTTACCGTGACCATGCCGGCTAGCTAGCGTCATGGCGGCTGTCACCCACGCTAACCGTGCTCGTATGACTACCGCAACATCCGGCACAGGCACGATCACGCTAGGCTCTGCGGAGAGCGGGTTTCAGACGTTCGCCGCTGCCGGCGTCAGCGATGGCGACGTGGTCCGCTACACCATCGAGGATGGCACCGCCTGGGAAATTGGCACCGGCACATACACGGCATCCGGCACGACGCTTTCGCGCACGCTGTCAGAAAGTTCGACGGGGTCGCTGCTCAGCCTAAGCGGCAGCGCCACGGTCTTTATCACGGCGGCGAGCGAGGATTTAGGCGGGCTGGTTTTGCTGGCCGTGGAGACGGTTACTACTGCCGTTTCCGCCATCGATATTGATATCCCCGCCGGGTACACTCGATTTAAGTTGTGCATTGATGATCTGACAAACAGTGTATCTTCGACCGGCGCACAGACGCGAGTTACGCTCTCAACTGACGGCGGAAGCACGTTCATTTCTAGCGGAGATCATAAGATTCTGTCACAAGGTGTGCAGTACGGATATACCAACGTGTCTTGGACTTCTTCCACCGGCGTTCCATTTTTAATTGCGATCCAGACATTCAGCGGCACAAACGCACCACAAAGCGCCGTTCATGAGATCACCGTTTCAGATGATGTTTTCGTGATGCAGGGCTTTTATGATTTTGACGATAGCGCGGCATTTATCAGCAACCGCCGCGAGATGACAGCTCGCGTTGACACAATTCGCATTAGTCAAAGCAGTAATAATATCGCAACTGGTCGAATCGCTCTCTATGGTTACAAGGAGACAATTTAATGGCAGCGGTTCTAAAAAACGGGCAGATTCTGGAGGTTCCAGATTGGACCGCGCCGCAGCTAATCCCTACAGCCGATATGGTTAAGCAGGAAGCAGGCCGCCGCATCCTTGCCATTGCACCTGATTACCGGCAGCGCAATCTCCTGGCCCGCTCGGTTGAGCTTTTGCGCATTGGCGAGGCAAACCTGACGCAAGAACAGCGCGACGAAGTTCTTGCGAACGAACTTATTTGGGAGACAATCCAGATAATCCGGGCAAAGTCCGATTTGATCGAGTCAATGCAGCCGATCCCGTCGGATTATGCCGCCGATAAATACTGGACCTAATTCATGCTAGGCTTCGCTGCTCTCGCCTCTGCGCCATTGGCGGCGCTGCCAGCGGCAAAGCAATCAATCACCGGCACGGGTGCAATTAATCTCGGTTCGCTGTTGCTTGCCGGCTCTGGCACGGTGGGCGCAGCGCCTATCACCGGCACGGGTGCAATCACGCTGCCCGCTCTGACGGTATCGGGCGCGGCAGAGCGATCAATTACCGGCACGGGTGCAATTAATCTCGGTTCGCTGTTGCTTGCCGGCTCTGGCACGGTGGGCGCAGCGCCTATTACCGGCGCAGGCGCGGTCACTTTAGGCGCTATTGTGGCGGCTGGCATCGCCGAGCGGAGCGTCACGGCATCTGGCGCCATTACGCTTGCTGCGCTGACCGTATTGGGCGCGGGTACGATTGCCAGGGATGCGACAGGCTCAATCACGCTACCGGCTGCGGTCATTTCCGGCCTTGCCGAGCGAGTGATTCCCGGTTCTGGCGCAATCACGCTACCGGCTGCGAAGGTTGCCGGCCAGGCGGCGCGGGAAGTCACAGGCACCGGCTCGGTGACTTTTGCGGGCGTGGTTGTAAGTGGTGCTGGTAATGCCGGCGGCACTATCACCGGCACGGGCGCGCTGACGCTTCCGGCCGCATTGATCGCCGGCATTGCCGAGCAGTCGATTGCGGGCGCGGGCGCCCTGGTTCTGCCGACGCTGACGCTGGCTGGCGCGGCTGAAAGGGCGCTAACAGGTGTGGGCAATATCACGTTGCCCGCGGTTGACGTTGCGGGCGCTGCGGAGCGCACGATAACAGCGACAGGCACGATCACCCTGCCGGTAACAGTGATTGCGGGCATTGCTAAGGGGACGATTACCGGCACGGGTGCGCTGACCATCCCGGCCGCATTGCTTAGCGGCGCAGGCTTTCTGGGCGAGTTTATCACAGGGCGTGTTGTCTATGCCGGCGCGTCATTGACCACGAGCACGCTCGGCGGATCGGGTAACACCAGCACGCTCGGCGGATCAAGTAACAGCAGCACGCTCGGCACGATGGGGCCAAACCAGACGGCGGACGAGGAATAGATGGCTACTTTTCACATCAAAGAAGATGACGACTCGCCGACCATCAGCACAACGCTCAAGGACAGCGCCGGCACGGTCATCAACTTGACCGGCGCAACGGTCACGATCCGAGCCAAGCGCATCGGCAGCACGACGCGGGTGATTGATGGCGAAAGCGTGACGGTATCAAGCGCGACCGGCGGCGTGGTGCAATACCAACTGTCCACGACAGAGACGGCCACGCATGGCGTCTATCGGCTGGAGTGGGACGTGACCTATAGCGGCGGGCGCGTCGAGACCTTTCCGAATGAGGGGTACGACATAATGCAGATCGAGAAGGTGCTTTGATGCGTTTCTGGGACTATCGCGCCAATCGGCGAACCAGCGCACCTGCAATTGAGCCGATCACGATCCGCGAACTCAAGCAGCACCTTCGCATTGAGGACGACGGCGAGGATGAATATTTGGCCGCGCTGATTCAGGAATGCACGCAGGAACTGGAGGACACGACCGGCCTGGCGCTGATCACGCAGACCTGGCAGTTGACGCTGGATCGCTGGCCGACGCGCGGACGCGAGCCGTGGTGGGATGGCGTGCGCCAGGGCAGCATCGCCGAATTACATGGGCCAGCCAATGCAACCGACGTGCGCCTGCCGCGCTATCCGCTGGCTTCGATCACGTCATGCACGGTCTACGATGAGGACGGCACCAGTACGGCAGTCACGGTTGGCAGCACGTTTGACGTGGACACGGCAAGCCTGCCGGGGCGACTGACGCTGCAAGTCGGCGCGACCTGGCCGGTTGCCTTGCGAGCCAACAACGCCATTGAGATCGTCTACGTTGCCGGCTATGGCGCAGAGCCTGACGACGTGCCGACGCCGATCCGGCGCGCGATCCGGCAGCTTGCGGCGTTCGCGTATGAGCATCGCGGCGACGGTTGCACGCCAGCCGATGCCTATGTTGGCAGCGGCGTTGATAAGCTGATCCGGCGTTATGAGGTGCTGGAAGTCTGATGGCGCACCCGTCTTATCTCAATATTACCCGTCGCATTTTTACGGGTCTGACCAAAGTTAGCAAGTATGGGCCGCGTCGGCGCTAACACGGCGGATGTTTCAGCGTCTTTTAGCATCATTCTCAACAGCGGCGCTCCGCTTACGCAATCGAGCATCCCGCAGGAGAATTAACTTATGAAATGCTGTGATATGAACGCCGGCATGTTGCGGACGCCCGTAACATTTCAGCGGCGAACCCGCGTGGCCGATGGCGCAGGCGGCGCAACCGAAACCTGGGCCACGATCAGCGGCGCAGCTGCGCGAGCCTATTACAAGGCGCTGTCTGGCTATGAACGGTTCTTATCCAACCGCGTCGAGGCGCGGACCAGTGCTCGGGTCGTGGTGCGGTACTTCTCAGGGTTGCGTGAAGGCGACCGGGTGTTGATCGACAGCGAAGCGCACAATATCACGTTCATCAACAACCTTGAGCGGCGCAACCGCTGGCTGGAAATCGACATAGAGGGCGGGGAGGCTAGCTGATGGTGCAAGTTAAGCCGAGCATCGAAGGGCTGGCGCAAATGCGAGCCGCACTTGCTAGCCGGCAAAAGGAATTGGATGCCGCAATTCATGAGGCTGTGACAAAGACCGGCCTTTGGATGCACGGCGATATCGTCAAGCGCTACCAGCGCGGGCCGGCGTCTGGGCGGATTTATACGAAGTACAATCCGCGCCGCAAGCATCAAGCCAGCGCGCCAGGGCAAGCGCCGCAGACCGACACCGGGCGGCTTGCAGGCGGCATGACGTTCCGTCAGCTGCCCGATGGCGTTGAGGTTGTAAACCGTGTGAAATATGCGCGGGCGCTGGAGTACGGCCACAAGTACAGAACCGGCCAACGCATCTTGCCTCGGCCAGCATGGCGACCGGCGCAAGATCAAGCGCAGAAGATATTGGATAGCCTCATTCTCGACGTTATCAATCGGTTCACGCGATGAGGCCGGCAGAGATACAGCAGGCCGTCTATGACGCCGTAAACGTGTCGGCGGTCACAACGCTTCTGACCAGCGCCAGCGCGGAAACGCCGATCTGGACGATGGGCGCGCCGCAAGTGGTCGATGCCGAGGCGGCGGGGAACTTCCCCTATATCACGCTTGCATTCCTGACCGACGATGGCTTTACGACCAAGGACGACGCCGGCAGCGAAGCGCTTGTGCAGGTTGATGTATGGCACCGCACGCCAAGCGAACTCGCCATCAAGGCCATTGCGCGGCAGGTGTTCCTGGCGCTCCATCGGGTGACGCTTGCGGGCCTGACTGGCCACATCACCACGGAATGCACCGACATGGAGTTTATGACCGAGGACGACGGTGTTACCCGTCGCGCCATGGTCGAGTTTCGGGTGGTCAGCCTAGGCTGACGCTCCAATGACCGCGAACGCGGCACAGATCAACCGGCAATCTCGAAAGGATCAAATAGATGGCCGCAGCAGCAGGGCGCAATATGCGCGTGCAATACAAAGCCGTTGCGTCGGCAGCATATGCCGACATGGCAGGCGCTCGTACCGATGGCTTCACAATCAGCAACGAGCATATCGACATTACCGACAAAGACGATTCCGGCGTTGTCACCTATCTTGATGACATTGGCCGCAAATCGTTTGAGATGACGGTGGAAGGCGTGCTGACCACCGGAACTTTCCTGGGCCTGGCCGCAAATGCTGGCGTCTCGGCGGCAACGCACCTGTTCGCTTTTGACGTGCAGTCTCTCGGCACAATTTCCGGATCGTTTGTCATCAACTCGTTTGAGGGCAGCGGCGCGGATGGCGCAGAGGCGGCAACCTTCTCGATGACGGTTGCCTCCAGCGGCGCGGTGACTTGGACGGCGACCTAGTTTCAAGTTGCCGGTGATCGGGCGGGCGTATCATGCGCCCGCCTTTTTCCTATTGAGGGGTGCCCCTCAGAAAGTAGAGGCTCAAAATGGCGAGCGTATTCCGCGAGATCGAGATTGCCTATCAAGGCGAGATTTACCTCATCACGCCATCGGTGCGGATGCTTCGACGCATCGAGGGCGACGGTGATATCAACCTGCTGGGCGTGATTCACAAAGTCGGCACGCAAGCCGAATCCGGCGCGCTGCCCATCTTCGACCTGGCGACTATCGCTTGCGGTTTCCTGCGCGAGGCCGGCGCCAAGGTGAACGAAGATGACGTTTACGGCGAGATGATGCACGACCTTTCGCACAATGAAGCGCGGTGGATTATTTCATTCTGCGAAACGCTGGTAACGGCGATTAGTCCACCGGAGGATGCAGCCGGCCCAAAGTTGCCAGCGGCTCCGGCCGCAAAGCCCAAGCGCACCCAGAAGCCGAAATAGAACCGATTGCCTGGAATGCGCTCTATCTCAATTGCGTTCGCGGGCTAAGCTTGGCGCCGAGTGAGTTTTGGTCGATGACGCTTGGCGAAGTGCTGCTATTGTTGCAACATCATCAAGATGACCAGCCGGGCAACTATCCCGGCAAACTGACAAGGCGAACGGTGCGCGAATTGCAGGATTGGATGGCGCGCGGCTATCCCAAGGAAGGCTAGAGCATGGCACTGCCCGAAATGCGCGTGAAGATCACGGCGGACACAACCGATGTCCAAACCGACTTCACGAAACTGAACCAGACGCTTGACCGGCTCGAAGATAAAATCGGGATGACGGTCAATGCGTCTGGCCGGTTGGTTGATAAGTTCGGGCAGACCAAGCGCGTTACCAAGAGTTTAGAGGAGGCAATGCAAAAGGCCGGCGTTAAGGCCGACGACCTGGCCGATGTTATGTTGCAAGTTCGCAACCAAGCAACTGGCCTTGGCCGCGCCATGAAGGTCGCCAACGATAACGTGCAAGTAGGCACAAACCGCCTAAGCGTTGCGACCTCAAGAAACCGCAATTTCGGCTTGGCGATGCAAAACGTCTCGTTTCAGGTCGCCGACTTTGCCACTCAGGTCGGCGCAGGCACGGCGGCCAGCGTTGCGCTTGGGCAACAGTTGCCGCAGTTGCTTGGCGGATTTGGCATCCTCGGCGCTGCGCTTGGCGCGGTAGTCGCGATTGCGGTACCTCTTACCAAGTCGCTAGTCTCGATGACAGAAGGGGCGAAACTGACCAGCGATCAATTCGGTTCTCTTGGGCCGGTCATTGTTGGCGTTGCTGATGCGTTTAAGTCGCTCAAGCCCATTATTAGCGATGCGCTGGGCTTTTTGGCCGAGCATCTGGAAAAGGTGTTGCTTGGCGGCGCTGCTGTTGCGGCATTCTTTGCTGGCAAATGGGTTGCAAGTTTTGCCGCGGCCAGGATTGCCACCCTGACTCTTGCCGGTTCGTTGAGCGCGCTACGCGGCGCACTAATGGCAACCGGATTTGGCGCGGTTATTGTGGGGCTTGGCACGTTTGTCCAGCAACTGATGAACGCGGATAGTTGGTTGCGTGTGTTCTTAGCGCGGATTGGCTTGCTGACGGCGACCACCAAAAAGCAAGCAGAGGCGGTCGCCGAAAGTACTCGCCAAGAGATCGCAGCTCTCGAAGCCCAGCAAGCCTCTTCGCGTGCTGCCGCCGAAAGAAGAGGCAGAAACATTGAAGAAACAGATACTATCAAAAACCGCGCTGAGGCAATCCGGCGACTAACCGAAAAACTGAAATCGCAGGAGAGGCAAGTCAAAAGCCTTGCTGAAGCCGAGGCGTCGGCAAATGCGCCCGTTGTGCTGCTTGATTTTAGTAAGGAAGACGATTCAAAGGACAAACTCAAAAAGGATATTGAGGACCGCGAAAAGCTGCGCAAGGAAGAAATGCAGCGCCAGCGCGAGCGGCTGCAAGAGGGCTTGCAGGCGATCCGCGAAAGCCAGCTAACCGAGCGGCAAATGCTGTTCGCGCACCTGCTGGAGAAAAAGGCTTTAATAGATGAGGCCTATGAAAATGATTTGGTTACAGACGCCGAGCGGAAACAACTTTGGCTGGAGTTGCAGGCCGAGCATAATAAAAAGATGCTTGAACTGGAGGATCGAAAGCAGCAGCAGGAGGCAGCCAAAAAGGGCGCGCTGTTCCAACAGATATCCAACTTGCAAAAGGGTGAACTTGGAGAGCAATTAAGCAACAACGTCAAATATTGGGGGCAATTAGTCCAACAGTCTGGCGTCGGAGGGAAGCGGCTATTTGCGGTGCTCAAGATTTTTGGCGCGGCTGAGTCGCTAATTAACGCTTTTCGCGCATTTAACCAAGTACTTGCTGATCCCACATTAGGCTTTTATGCGAAATTTGCGGCGGCTGCTGCGGTATTGGCTTCTGGCCTGCAAATGGTGGCGGCTATTCAAAGCGCATCTATGGGAGGTGGCGGTGGCGGTGGTGGTGGCGCCGCATCAGCGGCGGCAGGCCGCGGCGGTGGTAATCCAACCGTTGCGCCACAAGAGACGCGCCCGCGCGGGCCATCTGTTAGCCTAACGCTAGTCGGTGACCAAGGCTTTAGCCGCGCGCAGATCGTACAAATTGCAGAGGCGTTGAACGATGCAGGCGATGAAGGACAACTTGTGCAGATCACGGGGCGGCGATAATGGGCGTTGAAACCGAAGCAGGCTACACTTGGACCAGCGGCAAGAATGCTCGCCTGTTCCACGCCGGCAACAAGTTGGTGATCAAGACGATTACGGCGACGGCGGACAGCGGCAGCACCGCCGATCTGGTTGACAACGGCTTGACGCAAGATCGGTGGGTGCCGTTTAGCAATCTTCTATCCGATCCGACCGACCTAAGCGAAAGCACTTGGACGGCGACCAATCTTACGGTGGGCAGCGATGGCTTGACGCTGACCGAAACGACCGACAACGGCGAGCATGACGTGTCGCAAGCGTACACGTGGACCGCCGCCGAGCATGTCCTGGCGTTCAAGATCGAGCGGCAGACCGCGCCGGAAGTGCAAGTGCGGGCGAACGATGGAACTACCAGCTTCACCTGTTTTTTTGATTTGCGGGATGGCTCGGTCGGCACGGCGGCAAATTGCACCGGGCAAATTCAAGACTTGGGCCACAATCAATATCTGCTTTCGATCTATTTCACGCCGCTAGCCGCAACCGGCGTTGCCGAGTTGTTGCTATCGAATGGGTCCGAAACGGTATCCTATGCCGGCGCGACCACGACCACGATCAAGGTGCTGCGGGCATCTGCCAATCTTTCCAGCGCAAGCCTGAGGCTCGATCCTTTCACCAGCCAGGCCGGGACGTTGTTTGCTGTTGCGGCGCACAATCTCGGCAGTAGCAACGCCCGCATCAAGTTTGAGCATGACAGCGACGAAAACGACACATGGACAACCATTGGCACGGTAACGCCGAGCAATGACAGTCCGATTATGTTTTTCTTTGCGTCGGTGAGTTCGCCGCGCTGGCGGATCACGGTGGACCGCGGCGCGTTGCCGGAAATCGGCGTGGTATGGGTTGGCGATCCGCTGACCTTCCCGCAGGCGTTTTACGCCGGCTTCACGCCGGCCAGGATGAACCGGGCAACGGACGTGATCGGCAACATCAGCCGCACGGGCGACCTGCTGGGCCGGTCGATCAAGCGCACGGTGCTTTCCGAAGAATATAGCTGGACACACCTCACCTATACATGGGTTCGGGCCAATCTCGACGGCACGCAAGGCGTGATTCAATCACTGGAGGACGCGCCAGCGTTCCTGGCGTGGCGTCCAGAGGAAGTCAGCGAGTGCAGCTATATCATGCGCGCCTCGGTCAATCCGCCCAGCGCAATGGGCATTCGAGCGTACTGGTCATTCGGATTCAGCGCTGAGATTTACGCCTATGAGTGACACTGCCACCCATCGCGAGCCGGTTGAAATTGTTGAGATACTGGTGCCGAAATGCGTCAACGTCCACGGCAGCGCGCCTTGCACAGCGACTGAGACCGGGGCTGCAAAGTGCTTTAATACGCGGGCGACTTGCAATGATACCGACAACTTCCAGGCTCGCCCGCTCGCCCATCTTACGCCCGATTTAACGCTAGAGCAGGGCGATACCATCGACAACGCCAGCATCGACTTTGCCGACGACGCGCTGATTGAGGTCGATCTGTGGTTTGATATGACGGCAACCGGCACGATTTTTGCGGTCGGCAATGCCTCGAATTTTATGTATCTCGGCATCACCAGCACGGACTTGGTGCTGGCCGCAGGCGGCACGGCAGGGAACCAAGCGCGTGCAACTTACGCGATCAGCAATCTCTACGGCAACACAGTGACGCTGATTGCCCGCGTCGATTACAGCAATGATGCGGTTTATCTCTACAAGTTTTGCCCGGTTGAGTTGGAATTGACGCTGCTTGCGTCGGCTACGGCAAGCGGCAGTATGCCCGCGGCGTGGGCGCATGGCACCAATGGCACGGTTGGCGAGGACAGCGGCATTACCTACGGCTCAGAAGATGGCGGCACGTTCTCTTCCGTCATCACGGCGGCACGAGTGCATAGTGCGCAAACGGCTACGCTAACGCCAAGCGCCGACGCCTATCGGTTCAAATACTATTTCGACGACGGGCGCAAGGCCAAGCCGGCAGACAATATCTACACTTTGCCGATGCTGACACGCGCCAGCACGGTCGGCACGCGGCTTAATCTCACCGGCATTGATGATCGTTATGAACCGCTAGGCCGGCGAGCTTATGCGGATGTGACATTGGCCGATGCGCCACATTCCGATTATCCTTTTGATCCGTACCGCACAGATCGCGGCTATGATGCGCTGAAGCGTTCGACGTTCTGGGCCAAGTGGCGGATCAGGCACCTATACGGCAAGACGCGGGCGCTGGTGCGGTTTTACCATGGTTACGCCGATGAGGCGCTGGCCGACATGACACGCCAGACCTACGTTTTGGATTCGCTCAACTGGGGTCGCGAGGCGATGCGCATTCGCTGCCGCGATTATCTATCCCTGACCGAGTTCCGCCGCGCTCAGGTGCCGCCGCTGACCGATGGCGAACTGACTGCAGATATAACGGCCGGCGCAACCTCGTTTGTGCTGCTGGGGGATGTAACGGCTAATTATCCGGCGACCGGCACGGTGCGCATCAACGACGAACTGATGACATATGGGTCGCGCTCTTATGATTCCGGCGCAGATGAAACGACCTTTTCCAGTGTAACGCGCGCCACCGATGGCACGACTGCTGACGAGCACAGCGCCGAGGACGCGGTGCAGATTTGCCGGCGCTATACCGCAGCGCGTGTCGATGACGTGTTAGCTGATTTGATCGTGAACGATGCCAAAGTGCCAGCGCAGGCCGTGGACCTGGCATCATTCACGACTGAATATGAAGATACACTTAGCCAGTATATTCTAACCACAATCATCAGCGAGCCAACAGGCGTAGATAGATTGATTGGCGAGATTGCCGAGCAGGTCGGTATCTTTGTCTGGTGGGATGAGCGGGCGCAGAAAATCAAGATGCAGGCCATCACGCCGGTTGACACGCTCGACGGTGCGCTAACGCAGGAGGCTAACATTGTTGGCGATTCGTTTGAAATCGTGGAGCGTCCTAAAGAGCGAATCACGACAATCTCGATGTTCTGGAATCCACGCGATTGGGCCGGCGATCTAAACAAGCCCAGCAATTTTGCTAATCAATTGCTAATCCTCAATAGCAGCGCTCAAGACCTCGACCAATACGGCGACCTGCCGCAAACGCGAGAAATATATTCGCGCTGGCTGACGACCGAGGGGCTGATGACGCAAACCGGCTCGCGCTATTCGCTGCGCTATGCCGACGTGCCGAATTATGTGCGGTTAAAGGTCGATGCCAAAGACCGCGCCTATTGGATCGGTGATTTCGTGACGATCTCGCACGATTACCTTGTTGATGAGACGGGCGCGCGGGATGAGGCGCGGCGGTTCTTGATCATCGAGTGCGAAGAAAATGAGCCTGGCCATTCTCAGGACATGACGCTGGTGGACGTGACGCTTGATGGCCGGCTTCATCGCATCACCGAAAACGGTATCGGCACCTATACGCCGGAACTGTTCGCGCTGGCTAATGCTTTTATCACCGACGCAAACGGCTTGAACAGCGACGGCACGACCGGCGCAACTATCACCTAGAGGCAAATCATGGCAATTGCATGGACCACGCTTACGAACGCACAAGTCGCGGCTGGCGCTGCGATTACCACGGCGCTGATGACGGCACTGCGGGATAATCCCGAGGGTATCGCACAGCGCGCGACCGGGCATCCTAAGATATTTGGCTGTGCCTATGACTACCAGGAGTTCACCGCTAATGGCACATGGACCAAGCCTAGCAACGCCGAGACTGGAGACCGGGTGATTGTGCATTTAGTCGGCGGCGGTGGCGGCGGAGGTCGCAGTAGCGTTGCCGAAAATGTTTGCGGCGGCGGCGGTGGGGCTGGCTGTTATCATATATTTCAGGACATTGACGACCTCGACGCCACAATGAGCGTGACCATCGGCGCTGGCGCGTCCGCTGTTTCCGGAGTGAACGGCAACGATGGCGGAAATAGCCTTTTCGGGACAGCACCGACCATTAGCGTGGATGGGCAACAAGTTGGCTTTTTCCAGGCGAATGGTGGCGCCGGCAACAATAGCACCACGCCCGGCGCTGGCGGTGCAGCGCAATCGTATGACGCAACCGGCACGGCTTTTGACGACGGCGCGTTAAGCGGATTTAGCGGCGGCAACGGCGGGGCAAACACAGGCGGGGGGGGTTGCCACTCAGTGTATGGCGGCGGCGGCGGCGGATCGCCTAACAGCTCGGCCGGAAGCTATCAAGGCGGAATGTCGGCCTTTGCTGGTCGGGGTGGCACTGCTCCCGATGTGAACGGTGATGTTGCAGATTATATTATTGACGGGGAGTTCCCTGGCGGCGGTGGCGGGGGGCTAGACAGCGACATAACAGGCGACACAGTCGCCGGGGCAGGGGCTAACGGTTATTGCCAAGTTTGGTGCCTGCGGGAGGACGCGTAATGGCGAAGTCAACGAGGCGCGCTGAGATTGAGCGCGGCATTGTTCTGGACGAGGACGGCTTCCCGGTTGCCTTTGTGCAGTGGGAGAAGGGGCAACGGCCCAATTTTAACCAAAAACTAGCTGATGGCTCGACCAAGCGCCACAAGGTCATTGACGGCGCGCTATACAAATCGGGTGCCGAGGGCGGGCGTTGGAATGGCCAGGCGTGGGAATATCCCGACGCCGAGGAAATATGGGTGAATGAAAAAGGGCAATATCGCAAGCGGCAACGGGTCTTTTCCCAACACATGAACCGCGCACCGGCATTGCCACCCGGCTGGACCATTGCCGGCTCACCGCCGCCTAAGTCTCGCAGCCGGCGAGCAGTCTACGATAAGTTCGACGGGCAATGGAAATTTCCAAAAGTCAAAGTGGTTTTGGCCGACGATGGCACGGTGATCAATCGCGTGCTGGTCGATCCGCGCGAAGGCATCAAGCCGCCGCCATTGCCGCCAGGGCA